CGACTACGACCGCTGGCGCAACTACGTCTTCGGCGTGCACCACGCGGTGGGTGATGCCGGCCTCGATCTGGTGCACGAGTGGTCGAGCCGCAGCAGCAAGTACGACCCGGACTTCCTCGACAACGAGGTGTGGCCCTACATCCGCAGCGACGGCCCGAACCCGATCACCGCAGCCACGATCCTCCGGGACGCGGCAGCTGCGGGCTGGAAGGGGCAGCGAGTGACCGAGGACATGCTCGACGACGCGCTGCCTGAGGTAACCGCCAAGAGGGCGCGCTTCCACGTCGAGCAGGCCGCGGTCTTCTCCGCCGGCAGCCCTCCGAGCTGGATCATCAAGGGCGTGCTCCCTCGGGCCGATCTGGGCGTTGTGTACGGGCAGTCGACAGCGGGCAAGTCCTTCTTCGTTCTCGACATGCTTCTGGCGGCTTGCCGGGGGCTCGCGTGGAACGGCAGGCGCACCGAGCGCATCCGCGCGGTGTACGTGGCGGCGGAGGGCAAGGCCGGGGTGCGCTACCGGCTGCAGGCGTACGCCACCCAGCACGGGATCGACCTGTCCACGGTCTCGCTGGGCGTGATCGGGTCTACACCGAGCCTGCTGTCGGCCGAGGACGTGCAGGATCTGATCCGGTCGATCCGGGCGTACGGGGATCCGGACCTGATCGTGTTCGACACGTTCGCGCAGGTGACGGCTGGCGGGGACGAGAACAGCTCGACCGATGTGGGCCTCGCGCTCGAGCACTGCCGGGTGATCGGGGCTGCGTTCAACGGGATGGTGATGCTGGTCCACCACGCCGGCAAGGACGCGTCCAAGGGCTCGCGTGGCTGGTCTGGCATGCGTGGTGCGGCCGATGTGGAGATCGAGGTCATACGGGAGGGTGAGCGTCGATCGGCGCGGGTGACGAAGCTCAAGGACGGGGAGGATGGGGCGGAGTTCGAGTTCCGGCTCGAGCCCGTCACGGTGGGCCTCGACGCGGACGGTGACCTGCTGACCTCGTGCGTGGTCGAGTACGACCTGAGCGCACCGGGGCGGGAGGTGGTCAAGGTGCGGCGCGGCAAGGTGGAGCAGGCAATCCTCGATGCGGTGGAGTACCTGCGCGCGCACCGCACGGCGACGACGTCCTCGGCGGTGATCGAGGAGGCGGCCCGGTACGTGCCCGGTGTGGCCCGCAAGAACCTGACCCGGGCTGTGGCGGCACTGGTGGAGGAGGGTGCGGTGTACCGCGAGGACGGCGAGTACCACCTGCAGGGACCGGTGATGGCGAGGTCGGAGAGGGGGGCTGGGGTCGATGACATCCTGTAAATTTTTGCAGTGTGTAAAAAATTACGTAAGTTTGCTGTCAGGAAGTGTCAGCCAGATGCTTAATGAGCCGGTCAAGAGCTTAATGAGCCGCGGTTTTTCAGTGGCTCATTTGGCTCAACAAGCTCCTGAGACGGCCATTTTTCACGTCTGTAAATTTTTGCACGACACCCCCTCCCTTTAGGGAGGGGTGGTGTCGGGCATTACAGAGAGCCTTTTGAGCAGGTGAGAGGGAGACAGCCGATGCACCAGACCCCCCGCAAGATTCATGTAAAAAATTACACGCTCCCGCCGACCGGGCTGCGCTTGCAAGATTTTGCAAACCTTCGGTTCGAGACCGCCCCCGGCAGGTCTGGGCTTCGGGGTGCCGCGAACCCGAACGCTCGGTGCCGTCGGTGGGTCGTCGACCTGATCCGCGAGATGCACGCCGCCGGCTGGCCGTACTCCGCCCTCGCCTCCGCGTTCGGCCTGTCGAAGACCGGAATTGCCCGGATCTGCCGCCGCGAGGTCTGGAGGGACTGACCGGCGGCTCGCCAATGCCCCTCCGGCTTGCGAGGCGTGCGCAGGAGAGGCGATCGGGAGCAAGGTGAGGCTGGGGTACCACCCCGAAAAGATCGCGCCTCCTGCGCGTTCCTGAGCGTTTTGCGGAAACGGGGGCTCGACAGGCAGGGAGTGCACCCCGCAAGGTTCGCCCTGCCATGGACCCGCAAGACTTCGAGCCGCGACGCACCGGCAAGTTCGACACCTACGCCCGCGAGGCCTTCCTCGCGGCGTTGCGTGTCGTCCCGAACGTGAGCCGGGCGTGCCGGCTGGCCGGCGTCTCGCCGGCAACCGCCGACCGTGCGCGCAAGGCCGACGAGGATTTCGCAGCCGAGTGGGCCGAGGCGATCGACGAGGGCGTCGACCGGATGGAGGAGGAGGCGCACCGGCGTGCGTTCGTCGGCTACAAGGGCCGGCCTGTGGTGCAGAACGGCGCGATCGTGGCCGAGATCACGGAGTACAGCGACGGGCTCGCCACGCTGCTGCTCAAGGCCCACCGCCCCGGCAAGTACCGTGACAACGTCAACGTGAGCGGCGAGATCACGCAGACCGTGACCGCTGACGAGGCGGCGACGAAGATCGCGGCACTGCTGCGTCTGGCCGCGAGCCGGCGGGACATCGACGACATCCTGTGAGCCCGGCAGAGATTCAGGACCTGATCCGGTACCTCTCGCCGGATGAGAAGGCGGAGCTGGAGAGGTTGCTGCAGGTGCCGCTGCCGCTGTGGGTTCCGCAGGCCGGACCGCAGCAGCTCGCGTACGAGTCGAGGGCAGACGTCATCGGCTACGGTGGCGCGGCTGGCGGGGGCAAGACCGACCTCGCGCTCGGCAAGTCGCTGACCCAGCATCAGGTGGTCGCGTTCTTCCGCAAGGAGGGGACCGAGCTGACCGGTGCGATCGATCGACTGAGCGAGATCCTCGGCCACCGCAGCGGGCTCGGCGGCAAGCCGCCGATCTGGCGAGCACCGGGTGGCAAGTGCCGGCTGATCGAGTTCTGCTCGATCCCGAACCCGGGCGACGAGAAGAAGTATCAGGGTCGAGCGAAGGACCTGCTGGTGCTCGACGAGGCAGCGAACATGATGGAGGCTCAGGTCCGCTTCCTGATGGGCTGGGTGCGCTCTGTCGACCCGCTGCAGCGCACGCAGACGCTCATGCTGTTCAACCCGCCGACCACGGTCGAGGGCCGGTGGATCGTGGCCTACTTCGCACCGTGGCTCGACCCGAAGCACCCGAACCCGGCGAAGCCCGGCGAGCTGCGCTGGTTCGCGATGATCCGCGGAGTCGAGACCGAGGTCAGCGACGGCCGGCAGTTCCACGACCGGGGCGAGCTGATCATCCCGCAGTCGCGCACCTTCATCCCGGCCAAGGTCGGCGACAACGCGTACCTCAAGGGGACCAACTACATGGCACAGCTACAGGCACTGCCCGAGCCGCTGCGCAGCCAGATGCTGTATGGCGATTTCAACGCAGGCACCGAGGACGATCCGCAGCAGGTGATCCCGACCGAGTGGGTGGAGATCGCGATGGCCCGGTGGAAGAAGCTCGAGCCCCGCCCGCCGATGTCGTCGATGGGCCTCGACGTGGCGCGCGGTGGCCGGGACAACACGGTCATCGCAACCCGGCACGGGATGTGGTTCGACGAGCTGACCGTGTACCCGGGAACCGAGACGCCGGACGGCGAGACCACCGCAGCCCTCGCGCTGGCGAAGCTGCGCAACGCAGCGCCGATCCACATCGACGTGATCGGCGTGGGCTCGAGCCCGTTCGATGTGCTGCGCGGTCTGCGGCAGCAGGTGATCGGCGTCAACGTCTCGAACAGCCCCAACGCGCTCGACAAGTCGGGGCTGCTGTCGTTCTCGAACCTGCGGTCGCAGCTGTGGTGGAAGGTGCGTGAGGCACTGGACCCGCTCGCGAACAACGGCATCGCGCTGCCACCCGACAAGCGGCTGCTGCTCGACCTGTGCACCCCGAAGTGGAAGGTGATCGGCAAGACGATTCAGGTGCAGTCGCGCGAGGAGATCATCGAGAAGCTCGGCCGGTCGCCGGACTACGGCAGCGCGATATGCCTCGCCATGATCGACACCCCGAAGCGTGCCGATGTTGAGAAGCAATTCCCACAGCGTGCACTCCCTGACGAGGGGGGTGACTACAATCCGCTCGACTTCCTTAAAGGCAGGGGATAGCTATGGGCCTCGAAGCCGCCACCATCATGGCAATCAGTGCAGCTGTGTCCGGCGCCACGGCAGCCTACGGTGCGAGTCAGGCCAACAAGGGCGGCGCCCCCACCCCGGCGGCACCGGTCGCACCTGAGCCGCCTCCGGCGTCCGCGGCCGAGAAGGCCCCGGAGCGTGCGAGCATGAAGAAAAAACAGAAGACGACGGCCGGTGTCGGCGCCGCGCCGGCCGAAACGCTGTTGACCGGGCCTGCGGGCGTCCAGCTCGACGCGGGCATCCTCGGCAAGAACACACTGCTGGGCGGCTGATGGACTACAGCACTCGGATGTACAAGAGCTACAGCGACTACATGTCGCTGCTCGGCGCATTGAAGACCGAGAGGTCGAGCTGGGACGCCTTGTACCGCGAGGTCTCCGACAACATGTTCGTGCGCGGCGCACGCATGCAGCGCACCGAGCGCAACCGGGGCGATCGCAAGTCCGACTACAACAAGATCCTCGACCCGTACGCGACGCGTGCGCGCAGGATCCTGACCGCCGGCCTCGTGGCCGGCATGTCCTCGCCGGCCCGCCCGTGGCACAAGCTCGCGATCGACGACGAAGACCTGATGGAGTACCAGCCGGTCAAGGAGTGGCTCGAGCTGGTGACGCAGCAGCAGCGCAACATCTTCGCCCGGTCGAACACGTACCGCGCGCTCGGGCAGATGTACGACACGATCGGCACCTTCGGCACCGCGCCGATCGTGATCAAGGAGGACTACGAGGATGTCGTCTCGTGCCACCCGATACCGACCGGCGAGTTCTACGTCGCGACCGACGACAAGGGCAACGTCACGCTGCTCATGCGCGAGTTCGAGATGACCGTCGGCCAGATGTTCCTCGAGTTCGGGCAGGAGAACTGCAGCCAGACGGTCCGCTCCCTCTACCAAGATGGGCGCGGCATCCACTCGTGGGTGCCGGTCGTGCAGGTGATCCAGCCTCGGCACTGGTCGGACCGGCAAGGCCAGCTCGGCGGCGCCGGCATGCAGTGGGCCTCGTGCTACTTCGAGCTGTCGCAGGACACCGACAAGCTGCTCGCGAAGCGCGGGTACAAACGGTTCCCCGTGGTCTGCGCCCGGTGGGACGTGCTGGGCGGAGACGTGTACGGCACGAGCCCGGGCATGGAGGTGCTCGGCCACGTCGAGCGGCTGCAGCACCACCAGCTGAGAAAGGCGCAGGCGATCGATTACATGGTCAAGCCTCCGCTGCAGGTGCCCGCGTCGATGAAGGACAACCCGGTGCGCACACTCCCGGGCGGCGTGAACTACGTCGACATGGCAGGCCCGGGTCAGGTGATCAAGAGCGCGTGGGACGTCAAGCTCGACCTGAACGCGATGCTGCTCGACGTGCAGGACCTGCGCAAGATCATCGACCAGAACTTCTACACCGACCTGTTCCTGATGATCTCGATGGACGATCGGTCGAACGTGACTGCGCACGAGATCGCAGCCCGCAACGAAGAGAAGTTGCTGATGCTCGGCCCGGTGCTCGAGCGTCTGCATGGCGAGTGCCTGCGAGGACTGATCGAGTCGACCTTCGCCCGGCAGATGGAAGCCGGCATGCTGCCCCCACCCCCGAGGGAGCTGGAGGGTAAGGAGGTCAACGTCGAGTTCGTGAGCATGCTCGCGCAGGCGCAGCGCGCGATCGGCACTCAGTCGATCGACCGTCTGATGACCTACGTCGGCACGATCGCGAACGTGCAAGCCAGTGCAGGCATGAAGCCGACCGTGCTGCACAAGGTCGACCTGATCGAGAGCGTGGACAGCTACGCATCCATGCTCGGCATCGACCCCCGACTGATCATCCCTGACGACGTGGTCGAGGAGCGGCTCGCAGCCGAAGAGCAGGCCGCGCAGCAGGCCGCGCAGATGGAGCAGATGGCAGCCGCAGCATCGGCCGCAAAGGACGCTGCGGGCGCCGTGCCGCAAGAGGGCAGCGCGCTGCAGCAGGCGATGGGCGCGGTGCAGGGCTACACAACCCCGGGCGTGCTGCCGTAGCGGTGCACTCGATTAAAAAACCATAGCGTAGGATCACCATCGTGAGCAGTGAGAATCTTCTGGCAGCGTTCGACAAGACAGGTGCGTTCGCTTCGGCACAGGAAGCCGAGCTGGCCGCCGCGCTCGAAGAGCGGGTGCTGGGGGATGACCTCAAGCTGCTGATGTCGAATGCGAGCGGTCGCCGCTGGATGTGGTGGCTGCTCAGTGAATGCAGGGTCTTCCATAGCAACTTCTCCACCTCCGCGCTCGACATGGCACGTCGTGAAGGGCGCAGAGAACTCGGGCTGCTGCTGATGGGGAAACTGAACATCCTCTGCCCGGAACGGTACGAGGAGATGCGCAAGGAGCAGGTAAATGGCGGACGCAAACGGAACCGACGCTCAACCGAACAGCAGCGGGACGGGGACGGGGAGTGACGTAGCACCGGCACCAGCAGCACCGACGCCGGCAGCAGCACCAGCAGCCACACCTCAGACACCGGCGGAAGACGCGCCGGTCGAGTACGAGTTTCAGTTGCCCGAAGGCGTGACGCTGGACGAGGACATCCTCGGCCAGTTCAGGTCTGAAGCGCAGGCCCTGAAGCTCCCGGCCGACAAGGCGCAAGCCCTCGTCGGCATGGGCGCACAGGCGGTGCAGAAGGCGATGGACACCGTGCTCGAGGCCGACAAGGCGCGACGCGCCACGTGGGCCACGGAGGCGGAATCGGACGCAGAGTTCGGCGGCCCTCAGTTCAAGGAAAACCTCTCCGTCGCGCAAGAAGCGATCGGGACGTTCTCCCCAAAGCTGAAGACCTTCCTGAACGAGACGGGGCTGGGAAACCACCCCGAGATGATCCGGTTCGCTTTCAAGGTCGGGCAGCTGCTCAAGCAGGACGGGTTCGTCGCAGGCAAGCGCATCGGCCCGGACAGCCAGCCGCAGGTCCCGAAGTCGAGGGACCACGCCAAGACGCTGTACCCGAACATGAAGTAAACCCCCTCCCTTCTCAGGAGTAGCACACCATGGCAATTCTTGGACAACGTGGTCAGATCACGCTGACCGATTGGGCAAACTCGATCGACCCGGACGGCAGTGTCGCCTCCGTCGCCGAACTTCTCACGCAGCAGAACTCGGTTCTCACGGACATGCCGTGGATCGAGGGCAACCTTCCGACCGGCCACCGGTCGACCATCCGCGCCGGCCTGCCGACGCCGACGTGGCGCCAGCTGTATCGCGGCGTCGTGCCGAGCAAGTCGGTTCGCGTGCAGGTCGAAGACGCGTGCGGGATGCTCGAAGCGCGCAACGAAGTCGACAAGGACCTCGCGGACCTGAACGGCAATTCGGCAGCGTTCATGCTGTCCGAGGCGATCGCCCAGCTCGAGGGCATGAATCAGGCCTTCGCCAGCACGCTGATCTACGGCAACGTCGCGATCAACCCCGAGCGGTTCACCGGCTTCGCACCCCGCTTCAGCGGTCGGTCTGGCTTCCCGGCGGCGGTGAACGTGATCCACGCGGGCGGCTCGGTCGCCTCGCAGCAGACCTCCATCTGGCTGGTGGGCTGGGGTCCGAACACCGTGCACGGCATCTTCCCGAAGGGCTCGCAGGCTGGCCTCGTGCGGGACGATCTGGGCGTGATCGACGCGTTCGACGACCAGTCCCCGGCGGCGCGCTTCCGTGCGCAGGCCGAGCGGTTCCAGTGGAAGTGCGGTCTGGCCGTCAAGGACTGGCGCTACATCGTCCGCATCTGCAACGTGGACGTCGCCAACCTGCTGGCAACCTCCGGCTTCGCGGACGTCGCCAAGCTGCTGGTGCGTGCCTTCGCGCGCATCCCGAACCCGGGCATGTGCACCCCGCGCATCTACTGCTCGCGAGCTGTCTACACCGCGATGGCGATTCAGGCTCTGGACAAGTCCCAGAACGCGATCGCGATCCAGCCGTCAATTCAGCAGTACGGTGACGTGTCCCCGGGCAACGCGGGCGGCGGCGGCACCCTGACCTTCCTCGGAGTCCCGGTCCGCGTCGTCGACGCGATCCTCGACACCGAAGCGGTCGTACCGGCGTAATACGTCCCCAGCACAGGAGATACACCATGATCATCGATCGGCAAAACCTCTTCAACCCGCTGGGCGACGGCCTGACCGCTGCCACCAACGGCGGGCAGCAGAACATCCGCGCCGCGGGTACCTACATCTCGACGGATCAGATCGATCTGTCGCAGATCGCGGTCGCCTCGGGCGTGACGTGGGACTGGGGTGTGGGCCCGGAGCCCATCCTTATCGTTCGAGTCGGCGAAGCGTTCGTCGGCGGAACCAACATCACGATCAACCTGCTGTCCGCCGACGTGGCGCCGGGCATGACCGGCAACCCGACGACGCACTTCTCGCAGGTCGTCGCGACGGCGGGTCTGACGGCGAACACCGAGATCGTCCGCACGAAGTTGCCCTCGGGCGCGTACCGGCGGTTCCTTGCCGTGCAGTACGTCTCGACCGGCACCTACACCGCGGGTGGTATCGATGCGATGCTGGTGATCGGGATCCAGCGCAACCTGCCGATGCCGTCCGGCTTCCGCCTCCCGGCGGCGGTGTAATGGCGGCGGGGGCTCCGGCCCCCGCTTCTCTCAACGTAAGAAGGAACTACCATGGCGAACATCCGCCCGGCAATCGCACTGCAACGCATCTTCGACGGCAGCCGTGTCATCGAAGAAGGCCAGACCTTCGACTTCGACTTCGACCAGCCCTACAACGAGCACGCCATCGTCGAAGCGGAAGAGGTCGTGGTCAGCGAGTCGCGGCCGAAGGCCAGCAAGAAGAAGTCCGAAGACATCCTCTGATCTCGGCATCGCACGAACATTCGCCGCAGGACCTTCAGCCCCGTTCGCGGGGCTGCTTTTTGTGAGGTGAGAGCATGAGCAGCGAGGTCGACATCTGCAACATCGCCCTGTCGAATCTCGGCAGCGCCGTGCAGATCACCAGCATCACCCCTCCCGACGGCAGCCGCGAGTCGGACCTGTGCGCTCGGTTCTACCCGATCGCGCGGCGCGCGATGTACGGTGCCGACTACAACTGGTCGTGGACAATCCGACGCGAAGCGCTGGTGCTGTTCGCCGACGAGGATGTGTCCAACTGGGAGTTCGCATACGCCACCCCGAACAATCTGCTCCGGGTCGGTGCCGTGCTGCCCGAAGGCTACACCTCCGACACCGAACGGGTGCCCTACTCGCTCGAGGCGTCGAGCACCGGGTCGAAGGTCATACGCACCAACACCGCGGACGCGCAGATCAAGTACACGATCGACGTAGTCAACACTGGACGCTTCTCGGCGGCGTTCGACATCGCGCTCGCGAGGCGGCTGTCGTCCCTGCTGGCCGGCCCGCTGATCAAAGGCCTGCCGGGCGCCAAGGTGTCGATCGAGCAGCTGAAGCTGTTTCAAGCCGAGTGGTCTCTGGCCGTCGTCGACGACGCGAACCAGAGCAGCAGCGACAGCTACGCAAACTTCACCCCGGCCGATCTGAGGTCTCGCTCGTGAAGAGCCTCTTCCGGTCATTCGCAGCGGGTGAGATCACGGAGGAGATGCGCGGGCGGGTGGACCTTGCCGCGCACCAGACCGGGCTTACCTTGTGCCGCAACTGCGTGACCCTCCCGCACGGCCCGGCCACCTCTCGCCCCGGCACGGAGATGTGCGTGGAGGCGCACGACAGCACGCGCAAGGTCAGCCTGATCCCCTTCATCTTCAACCCGACGCAGGCGTTGATGCTGGAGTTCGGCCACCTCTACATGCGGATCCTGTCGAACGGGGCTGCCGTGCTCGAAACGCCCGTCGCGATCACGAGCGTCACTATTGCCAACCCGGCGGTGTTCGGCACCGGCGCTGCGCACGGGTTTACTACAGGCAGGATGGTGTTCCTTGCCAGCATCGGCGGGCCGACGGTGCTGAACGGGCGCGCGCTGCGCGTGGTCAGCACCGGTGCGTCCTCGTTCACACTGACCGATCTGGACGGTAACGCGATCAGTACGGTGGGGTTGCCTGCGTACACCGGCGGCGGCACCGCGGCGCAGGTCTACCAGATCGCAACACCGTACACCGAGGATGACCTGTCGTCGCTGCGGTACACGCAGTCGAACGACGTGATGACGATTACGCACCAGAGCTACCAGCAGCGCGAGCTTCGCCGGCTCGGTGCAACCAACTGGACCTTGTCCACCCTCGCTTTCGCGCCCACCATTGGGACGCCGGGCACACCCACGGTTGTCGCCGGCAGCGGCAGCGGCAGCATCACCTACACCTATGTGACGACAGCGATCGCAGCGGAGACGCTCGAAGAGTCGTCGCCTTCAGCGTCTGCGTCAGTTACAAACAACCTCGCCACCTCCGGGCACCACAACCACATCACCCCGGCTGCCGTGGCCGGAGCTATCCGGTACAACGTCTACAAGCTGATCAGCGGCATCTACGGTTTCATCGGGCAGACCGACGGTAGCTTGTTTACCGACAACAACATCACCCCGGACACCGCGGTAACCCCTCCGATCCCGGACGACCCGTTCGTTGGCGCGAACAACTACCCGCGCGCCGTCGGCTACTTCAGAGGGCGGAGGTGGTTCGGCGGCACAAACAACATCGGCCTCGGCCTTCGCGCGACGCGCTCGGGGACGGAGTCGAACATGTCGTACTCGATCCCGTCGCAGGACGACGATCGAATCTCGATCAGGATGAACTCGCAGAAAGCCTCGACGATTCAGCACATCGTTCCTCTGGACAAGCTGTTCCTGCTCACTACGAGCGCAGAGTGGGTCGTGGAAACCACGAACAGTGACATCCTGTCGAACGAAACGATCGACCCCCGGCAGCAGGGCGCTATCGGCGCGGCACCGGTCACCCCGGTGGTGACGAACGTGTCGATCCTGTACGCGCAGGCTCGAGGAGGCAGGATCCGGCAGCTGATGTACGCAGACACGCGCGCGGCATACAACACCGACGACCTCTGCCTGATGGCGCCTCACCTCTTCGATGGGCTCACCATCGTGTCGATGGCTTTCTCGGTCGCGCCCCACCCGACAGTGTGGTGCGTGCGCTCGGATGGGGTCCTGCTTGGGCTCACCTACGTGCCGGAGCAGAAGGTCCTCGGCTGGCACCAGCACACCACCGACGGGTTCTTCGAGTCCGTGGCGGTCATCCCCGAGGGTGACGAGGACATACCCTACGTCGTCGTGCGCAGGGTGGTGAACGGGCGCACCGTGCGCTACGTGGAGCGTATGGTGCCGCGCCGCCGGCAGACGCAAGCCAACTCCTTCTTCGTTGACGCCGGGCTCAAGTATTTCGGAGCTGCGGTCACGTCGTTGTCTGGGCTGTGGCACCTCGAAGGCAAGACGGTGTCGATCCTCGCCGACGGCGCGGTCGAGCCGCAGCAGGTCGTCACCAACGGCAGGATTGCCTTACAGGCGGGCAGGCCCGGGGCGAGCACTATCATCGTCGGGCTGCCCTACACCCAGCGGATTGAAACGCTCCCGCCGGTGGCGGAGGTGGAAGCCCTTGGGCAGGCTTCTACGAAGAACATCGCAAAGGTGTGGCTGCGGGTCACAGGCTCTGGGGCGATGAAGGTGGGCACCTCCGACTCCGCCCTGCGCGAGGTTGCGATCCGGATCAGCGAGCCGTTCGGCACCCCGCCTGCGCTGCAGACCGGCGTGCTCGAGGTCACCCCCGATGGCGACTGGGAGACCGACACCCGGGTCGTGGTCGAGATGACGAACCCGCTGCCGATGACCGTCGGCGGCATCGCGCCGGAGCTGCAGTACGGTGGTTAAGGTTCGATTCGCCACCTTCACCGACATCGACCGCATCGTCGAGATGGGCACACACCTGCACGCCGAGAGCCCGCACTATCGGGACCGGCCCTTCGACCCGGAGAAGGTTCGCGCGCTCGCGCACGGACTCCTGCGGGACGAGAGCGGGCAGACGTGCGTCCTTGTCGCCGAGCTGAACGGAAAGCTCGTCGGCATGATCGTGGGCATGATCGTCGCCGACTGGTTCGGCAGCTCGCTCGGTGCAACAGACCTGACCTTCTACGTCGACCCTGCGCACAGGAACGGCCGGGCCGCCGTCCTGCTTGCGCGCACGATGGAGGCGTGGGCGCGCGACGCCGGTGCAGAGCGGATCACCCCCGGGATATCAACCGAGCTACGGGTCGAGAGCACCGCCTCCTTCTATGAGAAACTCGGGTACGAGCCGTACGGCAAGCTGTTCTGCAAGGACTTGAAATGGGCGTAGACAACAGCGCAATGGCATCGGCGGGCATGGGCGCGAACATCGCCGGTGTCGGCCTGTCCGCTGTTGCTGCAGCGAAGGGCTCCCGGGCGAACCGCGACGCGATGAACTTCAACGCCGCGGTCGCCGAGAACAACGCCCAGCTTACCGAGTGGCGTCGGCAGTCGGTGATCGAGAAGGGGCAGAAGGCTGTGGCTGCGCAGGGATTGCGCACCCGCCGTCTGGCTGGCCGCCAGCGGGCGTCGTTTGCACAGCGCGGCATCGACGCCACCGAGGGTGCTGCGCTCGAGATCCTCACCGACACTGCGCAGATGGGGGCGATCGACGCCAGCCAGATCAAGGACAACGCCGCGATGGAAGCGTGGGCTCTTCGGCAGGAAGGACGCGACACCCTCGAGCGGGCCCGCATGCTGCGCTCTCGCGCTGCTGCAGAAAGCCCTGTCACGGCTGGCGCCACCACGCTGCTGACCGGGGCGGGGAAGGTCGCCGAGAAGTGGATGGCACTCAGTGAGAAGGGTGTGTTCACCAACAGGCCGACGATGCGCCCGACGTACGGTGGCGACTTCGAGTCGGACAACTACGGTGTCCTGCCGGTCAGCGAGTTCCAGAACTGATGGCACGCATCCCGACATACGACGAGCTGCAGGTCCAGCAGGGCATCCTTCCGGCCGCCCGGCAGAGCACGACCGCTACGCCCGATCTGTTGGGCGGCGGTGCCGTCCAGCAGGCGCGCACGGGCGCGGCGCTATCCTCCGTCGGCGGCGACATGCTCAAGATCGCGGAGCAGATGCAAGACCGCGAGAACATGGACGTGGTCTTCCGGGCCGAGACCGGCATGCGCGACGAGGCGACCAAGCTCCTGCAGTCGGCCCGTGAACGGCGTGGCGTGAACGCGAAGGGGCTTGTGCGCGAGGCGGAGGAGTGGTGGGACAAGAAGATCCGCGACACGGAAAGCGTGCTCACAAACGAGGTGCAGCGGCGCGCGTTCATGCAGCGCGCGGCGGTCGCGCGCAGCTCGACGCTGGCGAATATCGCAGGGTGGGAATCCGAACAGCACCGGGTGTCGGCCACCGAGTCGGGTCAGGCGTCAGTGGTGTCGGCGACGAACTACGCGGCGGCCAACTTCCGCGACGCGAACATCCGCACCGAGAGCATGCGCAGCGTGCAGGAGAACCTCGCCACGTTGGCGCGCATCAACGGCTGGTCGCCCGAGGTGACTGCGGTCAAGCAGATGGAGGCGCAGACAGTCTTCCACCGGCAGATCGTCCAGAACTACGTCAACGCCGACATGCCGGACGCGGCGAAGTCGTACTTCGAGGTGCACAAGGACCAGATCAGCGGCAGCGAGCACGACACCTTCACCGGGCTGTTCAAGGCCGGCGAGCGCAAGCTTACCGCGCAGCGCACGGTCGATGACGTGGTGAAGCAAGGCCTGTCCGATAGCGCGGCGCTCGACTTCATCCGGGGCAAGCTCGAAGGCGAAGCGCGCGACATCGCGATAACGGACTTCAAGACCCGGATGGCAGAACGCGACGCGTTACTAAAGCGGGCGCGCGACAGGGCGGAGGATGATGCGGTCGCTGCGTACGAGAACGGCGGCCGACGGTTCAGCGCAATCCCGACGTCGATGCTTGAGGCGATGGACCCGAACGCACGGACCCGCCTGCGTCGTCTGGCGCAGCAGGACGCCGACGACGCGCGCCGCCGGGCCGAGGGTGCCCCCGAGGCGAAGTCCGACCTCAAGGTGCTCGAGGACATCTTCTCGAAGATCGGCACCCCGGCGTTCGACGCGATCAACTTCGCCACGCACCCGGGCCTGAGCCGCAGCGATCGGGTGAAGTTCATGGCGCTGAAGGCCAAGCCCGAGAAGCAGGTCGCGGCCCGGCTGGACAATGACATGTTCAACTCGATCGCCAACGAGGCGGGCCTGCCGGTGTTCAAGACCCCGAGCCAGCGCAGCGATACGCAGAACGGCATCATCTCGAACTTGCGCACCGCGGTCGAGGAGCGGCTGCAGCTGGAGACGAACGCGCGCGGGCGCGCACTCAACCCCGACGAGACCCGCAAGATCGTCGAAGGGATGATGTTCCAGACGATCGACACCACTCCCGGCACCTCCCTGTGGCCGGGCAACTGGGGCGGGCAACGCCCGGTCTACTCGCTGCCGCCGACGGATCCGCGCCGCGTCGCTGTCGAGGTGGACGACGACGCTCGCCGACGGGGCGTGACGCTAACGCCGCAGCAGCGGCAGCAGGCAATCGACCGCGCCGTCAAAGAACGCGCATCCAGCAGGACGCTCCCGAATGGCTAACGACATCTCCCGCATTCTCGATGAAGTCACGAGCGGCGCCACGCCGGCTGCCGCTCCGGCACGCTCGGGGTCGCGAGGTGACGTGTCTCGAATCCTTGACGACATCGTCGGCTCCCCCGCTGTTGCGGCACCCGACGAGCGACTGACCCTTTCTCTCAAGGGCGCGCAGCAGCTGACGCCGGACCAGTGGGCTCGCGGGATCGAGGCGTCGCGCAAGGCCGGCCTGCCGATCGGCATTGGCAGCCGCAACCCGGAAGAGGCGGCGAGGATGGTCACCCGCCGCGAGTTCGAGGAGGCGGTGCGGACGGCACCGGCGATCGGCGCTGCAGCGATGCGCGACCCGAACATCGCGCGCCTGATGCAGGACGACCTGCGCAACGTCGTCGACATCGAGCTGCAGGCCCGCGAGATGGCTACGCTGGGGCCGCTCTACCGACGGCAAGACCAGAACCGCAACAACATCCTGCGCGGCCTTGGCGTCGCTGCACGGGACCTCTTCCCCCAGATGCTGTCAGGGTCGAAGGAGATCCTGTTTGGCGCCATGGGCGACACCGAGGACGCCGCACGCGCGTCGCTGCGCTCGGCCGAGCTGCGTGCACGCGGCGAGCGCGCACGCCCCACCTTCGAGAACCTATCAGGGCTGGACCGCATGCTGGTGGGCGGTGCGTATGCTGGCGCAGAGAGCGCAGTCCAGAACCTTCCCGGGCTGGTTGCGGGGATGGCGGCGGCAGCCACCGGGGTGGGCGCAGTGGGCGTCACCGCCGCCGCCCTCGCCCCGATGTTCGCGCAGGTGCTGCCGACGTCCTTCTCCCGGGCGAGCGCACAGGGCCTGTCGTTCAGTGACTCGCTGCAGTACGGGCTGGGCCAAGCTGCCGTCGAGACTCTGACCGAGATCCCGGCGATCGGATTCCTCGCGAAGCGGATGGGCAAGGAAGCCCTGTCGAAGCTGATCGGCGGATACCTCTTCCGCGACATCGGGTCGGAGCAGATTGCCACGCTGGCCGGCGACGCGCTCGATACCGCGTTTCTGCCGGGCATGACGTGGGACCAGTACTTCTCGATCAAGGGTCGAGGCGAGGCTGCGATCCAGACGCTTATCGCTACCGTCGTAGGCGGCGGCGCCATGGCCGGCGTGGTCAAGCTGGCCGAGGGGCTGGTTGGGCCGGCGCCCGAAGCCGAGCGCGCGATCGCAGCTGGCAAGGTGCTGCAGGACATGTCGAAGTTCGTTGCCGCGTCGAAGGTCCGGCAGCGCGACGCGACCACGATGGCGACCCTGCTGCAGTCGCTGCAGGAAGAGAACGGAGCACCGACCACCCTGTACCTCGACAGCAACGTGCTGACCCCGGAGATGCAGCAGCAGCTCGAGGCACTGATGCCGTCGGTGGCCGCCCAGCGTGACGAGATCGTCGCAGGAGCGATGATCGAGCTGCCGGTGGGGGAGCTGCTCACCCAGATCGCGGGGACCCCGCTGGAGCAGCAGCTGGTGCCAGAGCTGCGCACCGACGAGAACGCTCTCAGCGTGCGGGAGGCCGAGACCTTCTACCAGTCGCAGTCGCAGGCATTCGAGGCGGCGGCCCAGAAGTTGGCCGAGCAGAAGACGCAGGACACCGCGTGGAACGCGTCAGCCAAGGAACTGAACGACACGCTGACGGGGATGTTCACCGCCGTTCCGACGATCACGCGGGATCAGGCCCGTGCGTACGTGGCCCCGCTGCAGGCTTTCTACACCACGCTGGCCGACAAGCTGGGCATCGCTCCGGCCGAGGCGTACAGCCGGTACAAGGTGACCCTGAGCAGCGAGCAGATCGAGAATGCCACGCTCACGCAGGAGGAGCAGGCCTTCGCAGACCTACAGGGGCTGCCGGCTACCGTGAAAGTCGACGGCCGGGACGTCACGTTCGGCACGCTGCCCGCGGCAGCCGACGCGGCGGTTCGGTACATGCGCGCAGCCGGCCTGCCCTACGCACCTCCAACCACCTACGCGAAGGTCGACCCGGACCGGGCCCGGCGCATTGCCGAGGAGTTCGACAAGGCGGAGCACCGCCCGAACGACCCCGAGGTTGCTGCAGCGTACGACGCGATGGTGCGCGAGACGCTGGCCCAGTATCAGGCGATCAAGGCGACCGGGCTCAAGGTCGAGTTCATCACCGACGGCAAGGACCCGTACGGCAACCCGCGCAACGCGATTCTCGACGTGCGAGAGAACAATCATCTCTGGGTGTTCGCCACCGCAGACGGGTTCGGGTCCAGCGGCTTCGACCCGGACAGCAGCCCGATGCTGCAGCCGACCAACGAGGTGGACGTCAACGGTGTGCCGATGCTCGTGAACGACGTCTTCCGCGTCGTGCACGATTATTTCGGGCACATCAAGCACGGGGTCGGCTTCCGGGCCGACGGTGAAGAAAACGCGTGGCGCGCGCACGCGGCAATGTACTCCCCGCTCGCGCGGCGCGCGATGACCACCGAGACCCGCGGCCAGAACTCGTGGGTCAACTTCGGGCCGTTCGCGGAGCAGAACAAGACGGCAGGCCCGGCCGACACGGTGTACGCGGACCAGAAGGTCACGCTGCTGCCCGAGTGGGTGTCGACCGAGGGTGCAGGCGCGGGCCCGGTGCTTGAGCAGCGCGTGGGAACGCGATTCCCAACCGGTGCCAAGGCAACGGAAGACCCGGTGACGCAAATGCTTCGCGTCGGACTCGACGAACTGAAGCAGGCCCCGGCGATGTTTGAGAAGGTTGTTGCTGCGGTGAAGACGTACGTTAACTTCCCGACTGCAGGGCAGGACCTGCCGACCGAGGACGCGGCGGAACTCTTCATCGAAGAGATGCGGGGCAATCTGCTGTGGCTCTTCGATCAGGTGCCCGATGAAGTCTTGCAGCGCAGCCGCCTCTGGTACGACGGTGGCCGCGCCATCTCGGAGCAGTGGGCCGAGGAGTTCGGCATCCCTGTCGAGTCGGCTGCGGCTGCCATAGCGACGCTCTCGCCGCAGAAGGACTGGTTCGCCAACGTCGCGCTCGCGCGGCGCGTGATAGATGTCATCAAAAACCGTTCGGACTTTGCGTGGTCGCCGGAGATGGAAGCGACCGCAGCGCGCATCTTCGCGGAACCGAAATACAAGGTGGAGCTGGATCTCGCCCGGGGCAAGACGTTCAGGGAGCTGCCGCAAGAAGGCACCGTACGCGCGCTGTGGCTGCGTGCCTACGACGAGGCGCACAACCCCCGGGGCTATCCCATCCTATCCCCGGAAGGGCAGGAGCTGGGCCCCGCGACCAACCTAGACGGGGCGGAAGCCGGCGGGCCGATGTGGTCGCCGCTCGTGTTCATTCAACACGCAATCAACGTCGTGGTAAATGCGTCGCCGGCTGTCATCAGCGACAACCTCGGCGCGATGCACAAGGTCCGCAACTTCTACAACAACATCTTCGACCCCAACTCCCCTGACGGGGAGGTGACAATCGACACTCACGCTGTCGCCGCAGCTCTTCTGCGCCCGCTGGCGGGGTCGGACCTTGAGGTGGCGCACAACCTTGGCTCGTCCATCAAAGGGGTTCCGGGCGCCGGGCAGAACGCGAACCTCGGCCTGTCAGGCACGTACGCACTGTACGCGGAAGCGTACCGGCGCGCAGCCGCCGACCGCGGCGTGCTCCCCCGGGAGATGCAGTCGATAACATGGGAAGCTGTGCGCGGGCTCTTTGCCGCGAAGTTCAAGACCAAGAAAAACAAAGCAGCGGTCACGCAGCTGTGGCAAAATTACAAAGATGGAAAGGCTACCCTTGATGAAACCCGCGCTGGAGTACTCGGACTTGCCGGAGGAATTTCGCCGCCGACTTGGTACGGACGCGACGATACAGGCACTGCTGGCAGCCGGCCTGCCGGTGACGGAGGAGGCGTATCTGGCGCAGCAGGGGATGGCGCCGGGGTACGTGGACCCGGAGCTGGAGCAGGCGGCGCGCGTCGCCGTCGCGGCGTATCGGGAGTTTCAGGGGGCACCCTCAACCAAGGATCCGCTCGCCCCGTCCCCGAGTACGGTGTAGCGCGCGACGGAGCGACGTCAGTCTTCGCGATCCACTACTCGCCCCGTCCACAGACCCGGCTCGAGTCCAGCAAGTACGGCACCGGGATGCAGGGTGCGGAGCGCGCACGAGTCGAGCAATCGTTCGACGACCGCATCCGCCAGCGCATCCACTTCTATGTCGACGGCGGCAACGGAATCCGCCCGGAGAACGCGGTCGGCGGCAACATGCACTGGGTGCGGCTGAACAACGTCTACGACGTCAACGAGGACGCGCTCGGCATCTGGGCCAGCGGGGGCGATCTCAACGCCCGCGAGGGCAAGATCATCGACGCCGGCTTCGACGGGTACGTCGCGGACATGGGCACGCAGCGTGCCGCCGTGCTGCTGGGAAAACACTCGGTCGCGGTCGAGGGTGGGACGCTGAACCAGAGCGCCACGCCCGCCGGGTTCCGCGAGGACCTCGGCCGCCCGGCGTGGTTGGCTGAACAGATCGAAGAGGCGCAGGCCCGCGGTCGCAACCGGTGGGGCGTGCCCTACATGGGCAAGGTCACCGGGTCCTTCCGTGAACCGGTGCAGGTGCCGGTCAGCCTGCTCGCCGGGCTGAAGGGGCAACGCGACGAGCAGAACAACGTCCGCGAGGAGTCGCTGCAGTACATCCGCGACAACTGGGACGAGGTCTCGAAAGAGCCCCCGTACATCGAGGTCGCGTACAACGGCGAAGCGTGGGTGAGCGAGGGCAACCACCGGATAATGGTGGCCGCCGAGAAAGGGCTCGAAACGTTGGCTGTTGAGATCCGGTACTTTGACGGGGGCCAGCGCAACGCCGGCCCGCTGGCGCCGGAGAACGTGGCGCCTACGCTCTCACAGTCTGGTAGCCCACAGGTTGATACCCCGGCGTTCAAGGAGTGGTTCGGCGACTCGAAAGTGGTCGACCGAGTGAACACGGAAACCGGACTTCCGGTGACTAGTTCGCGCGAGCCTTTTAAGCTGGTCCCGACGCGGATGTTCCACACGACGCGCAACGCCGACTTCACCGCGTTCGAAGCGGGTCGCCCGACGGCGAACAGCACGACCTTCGGGGATGTCACGACGACGCGTGCGGCCATCTTCTTTACCGAATCTGTGGAAGACAGCAACGCGTATGCAGAGGCGGAAGGCAGCGCAACCATCCCGGTCTACCTGAAGGCGGAGAACCCGCTCGACCTCACCGGCGGGGTGTCGGAGACCGCAGCGGAAAAGCTGGTGGCAGCTGGCTTGTCGGAACGCTTCGTCTACAACCGGATGGGATCGTGGGACATGTTCGATGGCGAGGACGGTGCTGCCGTCGTCGCTGCGGCAAAAGCTGCGGGATACGACGCGATCGTGTTCAACGACCAGAACCCCGTGACCGGTGATTCCTTCGAGGCGTGGGCTGTCTTCGAGCCCACCCAGATCAAGTCCGCCATCGGAAACGCCGGGACGTTTGACCCGAACAACCCGAGCATCCTGCGACAGGACCCAGAGATCGTCCGCGGCCAGATCAGCTTCGCCCCCGATATCGCGTCAGTGGCGAGCCGGGTCACGCTGCTCAAAGACGCGGACATGTCGACCTTTCTGCATGAGATGGGTCACTTCATGCTCGAGGTTTACACCGACATCGCGAGCAAGCCGAACCCGCCGCCGGAGATCGTCAAGGACCTCGAAGCCCTGCTGAAGTGGATGGGCTTCAAAGGCACCGACGACCAGACCGCCATGCAGGTGTGGACCGCTGCGTCGGTGAACGTGCGTCGCGAATACCACGAGACGTTCGCCCGGGGCTTCGAGGCGTACCTGCGCGAAGGCAACGCCCCGACCGTTGAGCTGCAGTCGTTCTTCTCGCAGTTCCGCTCGTGGCTGGTCCGCATCTACAAGACCCTGACCCAGCTTAACGTGAAGCTGTCCCCCGAGGTGCGGCAGGTCATGGACCGCATGCTGGCGAGCGAGCAGCAGATCGACGAGAGCAGGCAGATCCGGTCGCAGGTTCCTCTCTTCGCCAGCGCGGAAGAGCTGGGCATGAACGAGAAGCAGTGGGCCGACTATCAGGCCCTGAACGACGCGCAGCGCGAGGAGGCCATCTCCGACCTGCAGGCCCGCTCGATCCGCAACATGCAGTGGCTGGGCAACGCGCGTTCTCGCGAGATGAGAAAGCTGCAGAAGAAGGCCGCCGAGATCCGCAAGGAGATGGAGCCGGCAGTGCTTGACGAGTTGCGCAAGCAGCCGGTGTACGCCGCCCGCCGGTTCCTCTCGCGCGGGCTGCTGCCCGATGGCGGGCAGGTTACCGGCGCGAAGCTCTCGCTGCCCGCGCTCAAGGAAATGTACGGTGACGCCGGCAACGCGCCGTGGCGCTACCTGTCTACCGGCAAGTTCGGGTTGGCGACCGCGAACGAGGCGGAGGCACTACACCCCGACGCGGTCGCCGGTATGTTCGGCTTTACCTCCGGGGACCACCTCGTACGCGAGCTGCTGGCCGCCCGGCCGGAGAGCGAGGAGGCGCAGGACATCATCGATCGTCGCATGCTCGAGGAGTACAGCGACCTGACCGACGAGGCCTCAATGAACCGTGCCGTCGACAGCGCGCTGGCGAACGAGGCCCGAGGCAAGTTTCTCGCCACCGAGCTGGCTGCGCTCACGAAGACGCAGGCGCCGATCCGCGCGATGGCGAAGGCCGCGAAGGAGTGGGCCGCCAAGCTGGTGAGTGCGAAGAAGATTCGCGACATCAGGCCCGGGACCTACTCGGCCGCCGAGGCGAAGGAAGGCCGGCACGCGATGAACGAGCTGAAGCTCGGCAACACCGAGCGGGCAGCGATCCACAAGCGCAACCAGCTGCTGCAGCACCACGCTGCGCGCACCGCCGCCGACGCGCTCGAGGAGGTCGAGAAGGCTGTCGCGTACCTGAAGAAGTTCAACAGCCCCGGCGTGCGCGAGAAGATCGATCAGGCGTACCTCGACCAGATCGACAAGATCCTCGAAAAGTTCGACCTGCGGCAGATGTCGCTCGCGGCGATGGACAAGCGGGCCGCCCTGTCTCGCTTCGTCGCGGCCCTGCCCAAGGATCTCGAGCTGGACCTACCTGATTACGTGCAGGACGACGCGCAGCGCGTGCCCTACCGGGAGCTTACCCTCGAAGACTTCCGGGGCGTGGTCGACTCGATCAAGATGATCGACCACCTCGGACGGCTGAAGGAGAAGCTGCTCACCGCGAAAGAGGCCGCGGAGTTTCAGGCGGTCGTCGACGAGATCAGCACCTCGATCGACACGAACGGGACGAAGATCGTGCAGCTCCGCCAGCAGCGCACTCTCGGCAAGAACACCAAGAATATGTGGCGCGGCTTCCTCGCCGGCCACCGGAAGATGTCCTCGCTCTTCAAGGAGATGGACGGCTCGGTTGAAAACGGCCCTCTGTGGCGCTACATCATCGAGCCGATGAACACCCGGTCGGACATGGAAGCAACGATGCGGGCCGAGGCGTCGGCGAAGCTGCGCGAGCTGTTCGCCGGCATCCGCGATGGCGGCAAGTTCGGCGGCGGCGGGATCTTCCTTCCGGGTCTGAACCTCTCGCTCAACCGCGAGGAGCGCATCTCTGTCGCGCTCAACGTAGGCAACGAAGGGAACCTCCAACGTCTTCTCAACGGGCAAGACAACGGCCGCGGAAGCATCGTGCCGTGGACCCCGCTGCAGGTGCAGGAGGTGCTCGACACCTTGACCGAGTCCGAGTGGAAGTTCGTACAAGGTGTGTGGGACTTCTTCGAAAGCTACAAGCCTCTGGTCGCCGCGAAGCAGAGGCGCGTCACCGGCGTCGAACCGGAGTGGGTTGTGCCGACCCCGGTCACCACCCCGTTCGGCGTGCTGCGCGGAGGCTACTTCCCGATCGTGTACGACACGAACCAGTCGATCGTGGCGGGCGAACAGAAGGAGGTCGAGCTTGCAAAGCAGCAGATGAAAGGTGCGGCGCGGTTCGCCACGACCCGACGGGGGCACGTCAAGGAGCGGGCGGAGTCGGTGAAGATCCGTCCGCTGCTCCTCTCGCTTGACGCGATCGGGCGCAACGTGAACGACGTGATCCACGACCTGACGTGGCACGAGTGGCTGATCGACACGAACCGGCTGCTGAAGGCCAACCCGATCGGAGATGCGATCCTGCACCGGTACGGGACGGAGGTTTTGTCGAACATCAATTCGACCGTGCTCGACATCGCCACCGGCGACAACGTGCGGCAGACGGTGATGGACCCGGTGCTGAACCACCTGCGCGCAGGCTCGACGATCGTCGGCATGGGTTGGTCGCTCTCCACCGCTGCGATCAACGTCACCGGCTTCGCCTCCAGCGTCGTACGCATCGGCCCGGAGTGGATGCTCAAAGGCTTGTACGAGATGATGGGCTCGCCTTCTCACATCGTGGAGACTCGCGCGCTGGTGCACGAGAAGAGCGAGTTCATGCAGAACCGTGCGCGCACGTTGAACCGTGAGATCAACGACGTGATGAACACGATCGTCGGCGACCGCAGCGACACGGCTGAGAACTTCCGGGCATCGTTTTTCTGGATGATCACAAAGACGCAGGAGATGGTCGACCTGCCGACGTGGCTTGGCGCGTACAACAAGGCGACCGCGCAGTTCCCGAACGATGACGAGAAGGCAGTGGCACTGGCAGATCAGGCGGTGCGCGATGCGCAGGGCGCCGGCCAGACGGCAGACCTCGCGCCGATCCAGCGGGGCTCTGCGTCGATGCGTCTCTTTACCACGTTCTACAGCTACATGAACACGCAGTACAACCTCGCGGTCGACGTGACAAAGGCGCGCACCCGCAAGGGCGAGTACGGCATGCTCGCGGTCGACTACCTCGTGCTGCTGGCCGTGCCAGCGATGATGACCGTGGTGCTGAAGACCTTGTTCGCTCTCTCGGCCGGCGACGATTGGGACGAAGAGAAGTTCGCCAAGAAGATGGCGGCCGAGTTCATTGCGTACCCGATGTCGATGCTTGTCGGCTTCCGCGAGCTGGCAGCCGCAGGTCAGTTTGCTGCCGGCGTGAACGACTTCGGCGGGGGCTACCCCGGGCCGGCAGGCCTGCGCGCGTTTGCCGAGATGACGAAGCTCGGGCAGCAGATCGGTCAGGGCGAGCCGGACATGGCCCTGCTGAAGGCAGCCATCAACACCGGCGGCATCCTGCTGCACTTCCCGGGCGGACAGGTGGCGCGCTCAATCGAAGGCGCGGTCGCGATGGCCGAGGACGAAGCCAGCCCGCTGGCGCTGCTCTTCGGGCCACCAAGGGACTGAGTGCACCCCCCATAATGCACACGCTTTCCACCGAGCCCGCCCGATGACGATACCTGCCAGCAATCGACGGATGCCTGCTGTCGCCACCAACGGTGTGCAGACGGTGTTCGCGTTCGAC